TTTGATTCGCAGTATTTGTGTTAAGATAAACCATTGCGCAACAATTTGTATATAAAAAAGGTGGGCAGTGCGCCCACCCTTTTGATGTTTTTTTGGTTGTGGTTATTGATTTTCGGTAGTAGCACTTACTGTGTAACCAGCCGTAATCATATCTGCATCATTCAACGTGTAGGGTTGCGTTGGTTCGTCACTTGTGAAAGTCAACTGATAACCTTGCAAGTCACCAAATGCAGCACCTGTCTGGAAAGTTCCAGCAGTCATATTCATTCCATTAGTTGTGCCGAAAGCAAGTATTTCACCGCTATTCAATTCAACAAATAATCCAACACGTGCTTTTGCAAGTGCTTCTATCTCTTCTCGCTTATTCGCATTGATATTCTTTAAACTCAAAGAAACGCTGTGAGTATAGAATATAGTGCCATTCTCCAAAGAAACAGTCGGATTGAAAGTTGCAGAAGCTGAATTTTTCAGTGGCTCATACGTGAAAACAGTACCAGTTCCACCTGTTACTTCAACTGGTGTACCACCGATAGTGTAGGTTAATTGGTCGAATTTACCTATGTATATTTTTTTTACACCTCCGATGCTGTCATTGCATCCGAGCGTGAATCCTGTTGTTAAATTGCAACTCATTTTTATTGTATTAAAGGGCGGCTATTACACCGCCCTATTGGTTTTGATTATTAGAAGTTAGTTCCCCAAGTAGCGATTTCATTAGTGAAACCAATCTGCGCACCTGCGAAGAAGTTACACTTGAAACGTACATTGTCGCTACCATCCAGTTCGGACATGTCAAGAACCTTAACCTCATTCCACTGATTCAAAAGATTTGTACCGAAATACAAGTTTGACTTTTGAGTCATCAACATGTGATCAGCATACAATCCTGGGCAAACAAAAATTTGATAACCCAAGTATTGCTTTGGCATTTCAGGACCACCGTAAGTGTACCAGCCATTTCCAGCAGCAGCAGAAGCAACCATAAACGCTTCCCAAGCATTCAATGACATGTAGATGATTGGCTTTTCAGTTCCACCTTTTACAGCATCAGGACAAGCGTCAACAAGGTCTTCAACAGCACCTACAATAGTAGATGAATTTAATGCACCTGAACCAGCATTCTGGTCATCACCAGCATCCTGAATCAATTCGCAAAAACCTTTGTAAGTGTTTGCAGTTCCAAGACCTTGCCAAATCATTGTTTCATTTGCAGCAGCAGCACCGCCTAAAATGTTAGCAATCAAAGCATCAGTCAAAGACACTGGAAGAACACCATCTTGTGTTTCTTTTGCATCCCAATCGTAAAGCAAGTTTGAAGTGTTCAAATCACCTTTGCATATTTCGCGGTGAATTTGGAATTTCTTCAACTCAAGAATTTTCTCGTTCAATGTCACAGTGCCAGTTGGAGTGAAATCGCAAGTAGCATCAGCGAAAGAAATTGAATCAGTTAATCTGCGAACCACTGCTTTGTAGTCCACGTTTTCAAGAACAGTTACTCCTTTAAGAGATTCGTTCGAAAGCAGCGCGGCACGAATGTAACCGCCTGCAACTTTACCAGCGTAAGTTGTGGTAAGGTTAGTTGTTGTTGCCATTTTTTTTAATTATTTATTTTTGAATTTTTTGAATTTCAGCAAGTACACGCTCTTGGTATGTCATTTTATCCCATGACTTTGTTGGTTGAGCTGTTGCGCTTAATGTTGTTTTGCGATCCTTTACAGATGCAGTCGCTGGAGCTTTCTTCAATGCAGCAAGTTCAGTCGCACTGACTGTGGCATCATTCTTCGCTTTTGCAAGTTCTTCGCTCACCGCAGAAAGTTCAGCGTTCTTTGAATCGAGTGAACTTTGAAGCTCGGAAATTTTCTGCGACAATGAATTGATTGTAGCAATGATGTCTTCGCTACTCATTTCGCTTTCAACTTCCATCTCTTTCACTTCAGCAATTTTGCCATCCTCACCTACAATGAGAATTTTTCCATCTTCGAGCGGATATTCACCAGCTCCAACAGGAAACACGTTACCATCAGCGTCTTTCATGTAGCAATCCGAACCAACACCGAAGTCATCGGCACTTGTGTAAATCATGTTGCCATCTGCAAGTCTTGCTTCGGCTTCAAGTTTCACTTCAGTTTCGAACTTTACACCATGCGCATTTGGGTCAATTCCAAACTTTTGAAATATGCCCACTAATTGATCTTTCAATTTCATTTAATAAGTTCTTTTGCCTATAACGGAAGAATGTTCATTTTGCCCAAATCGGTGGAAAAAAAATGGATAAAACAAAAAGCCCCCGACGTTTCAGGGGCTCGTTGCGTAACCTTAAAAACAAACAATGATTAACTCTCTATGAGAAAACTCGTTGCAATATTACATTGATGCAAGAACGCTTTCTATTTCTTTTATAAGCAATGATTCAACATTCATCGCGTGCATTTCAACTGATTGCTCAGTGAACATACCTTCAATGCTGAAACCACGAATCGCGCCTGACTTTACTTCTTCCCAAACGTTGTCATCGTCAACCTTTGCGCCAATGAACCACGTGCCATCTGGAAGGTCACTCAATCCAAGTGCTAAACTCTTGTCGCTGTTACCTTCTTTCAGCCACGACTCTACTATGGTCACACCGGTAACTGGGTATTGATGCTGAAGGTTTGTAGTATGATGCAAGTTCTTTTTGTAGAAATCATGCGCAAGTCGCTCAATGGTTTCGCGTTCGAACTTCATGTAGTACTCCTCGTTGTTCTTGTCGATTCGCAATATCAACTTTTCAGGAATAAGTGCCGCACCATAAAGCATGCGACGTTCTTTGTCAACACTTGCCAATTTAATTTTTTCGCTTGACAACGCAACCCAATTTTCTTCTATTGCCGGAACGTCAACAAGTCCCATCGCGGTAAGTCCGAGCATTCCATTCTCGTCAATTACGCATTTAACTATTCTTTTTTTATCCATATTTTTATTAGTTTATTCGTGCTAAATCTCTAACCTTATCACGTGCTTCAACGGCACTACTTACATCTTGCGCAAGTACATACGCTTTAGGTGTTTGCTCTGGTCGGTTCTGCAACATTGCCAAATTCATCGCATTGAATGTGGGGACAGTGCCACCACTACCCATCGCACTTGATGCCATACTTGCGAAATTACTACTACCACCACCGCCTGAATCGCCACCTGATTCATTGAATTTCGTGCTGGATATTTTCGCTATCTGCGCAACCCCTGCCGCAATAGCAAGACCCATTTCAACGAAACGTTGACCGGGAAATAATGATTCGGAAGGTTTAAGCGCAAGTGCTGAAGTAGCGGCAAGTGCGGTATTCACACCAGCTTGTGCAATGGAGAACGCTTTTGATATTTGGAAATTCCGCTTTGCATTCTTTTTGTCTTTACTTGCAAACGCATCCGCAAGTCCTGCAATCGCATTGAGTGCATTGCCTGCGAATTGTATTTTCTTTTGGGTTAATTCTTGTTGACGTGCCGCATCTTCGTCCGCATATTTCTTTTTTATTGCATCTTGTTCCGCTTCATATTTTTCAGTGATCGCGGTTGTGTCTTTATTAGCGTTTTCGAGTAACGTCTTTTTTTCAAAATAGGCATCTTGCAATCTTTGCAGTTCAAGTTCTTGTGCGGTCTTGCCTTTCTCGTCAAGATAGATTTCAAGCTCATCCTGAATTGCTTTGATTTCATCAGCTTGTTCTTGGGTTGCGGCACGACTTAAGTCATTCGCACGTTGCCATATAGCCGCAAGTCGGTCAGCTAATTCCTTGTTATTCGCTTCGATTTGTGCATCTTGTTCAGCGTATAGATCCGCGATGAATTGAGCTTCAAATTGCCGTTGTTCTATTTCTTTCTGCCTGCGTTCTTTCGCTTTTTGCGCTGCATCTTCGGCACGTTTTTGAGCATCTTCTTGCGCTTTCTTTTCGCGTGCTTCTTTCTGCTCTATGTCCTTTTGATTCTGGTCGGCTTGCCGTTCAATCCTTGCCGTTTCAATGTCAAATATTGCGTCACTTGCTGCCTGCCTTGCATCGATTTGTTCTTTCGTTAACGTGCCATTGAGCTTGTTTATATCATCAACGGTCTTTTGATAAGTGTTCAGTTTTTGTTGCTCTGCTTCACGTATAGCATCATTAACATCCTTTCCATTTTGACGTGCAAGTGCAATCTGTCTTTTTGCGTTGCGGTCAATTTGCTTTATGGTTTCATCTTGTAATTCAATACTCTTATTAGCCGCATCAGCAGCAGCATTCTCGGTTATTCCTATCCAGTCGGTTAGATCCTTAAACGCTTGAATAACCGTTCCAACCACATCACCCACCGCTTCAAATGCAGCACTTAAAAAGGGAACGCGATTGATTAAACTTTCAATGTTCGTTACTACTAAAGCAATAACTCCACCTATCAAAAAAATAGGATTCGTTAGTAATGCCTTACCAAGCGCACCAAATCCACTGGTCAATGAACCAACACCCTTTGATGCTTCACCGAATTTCAAATTGTTGATGTTGCCTGCAAGCGCTTTAACCGATTGCCCAACACCCTCAAAGTCAAGATTGAATAAACGTTGTTTGAGTAATGAAGCATTGTTGCCTAATGATTCAAACGCTGGTCCAGCTTGTGCGCGAATAGCTTCACTGGCATCATTTATTTTATCTTTTATTTCACCCGCCGCCGTTGATAGCTTTTGAAATTCTTCGGTGTTTGGGTCAAGGGTTGCAAGTTGTTGTTGCATCGAACGCAACTGCGCTTTCAGTGATTGCGTGCTGTTATCCGCTTTGTCAAGTGCAGTGGTCATGTTATTGACCGCAGCAACTGCGCCCGAATCGTCAACCGTTAATGAAACTACGTAATTCTTGTCTGCCATTACCAAATGATTTTATATAGTCCAAATAAAACAAGCAACCATGATGCACTATGCACCAAATAGATAACGGAAGTTTTGGCTATTTTCCTTCGCCTACTGATCGAATAACTTTTCGCGCGACACTTAATGCCTGCTTTCAGTAATGCTATTGTAAGTCCTATGTCGTTTCTCATCGGAATTGTGTGTAGTTTATTTCTGCAAGTAATCTTGTGGTGAACGGATATGCGCCACCTGCAATTTGAATATTCAATCTATGCTGTGCCGTATTGGTTGCAGTATCAATCACTAAAGCGACAGTTCTTCCTGCCATGCTTGTGTCTTGATATTGAACTATCGGTGCAGTCGCAAAAGCAATGCCGCCAGTTTTTCCCATTTGTGCGGTTATTGTTGCATTGATATACTGATTGATTGTTGGTTGAACCATTACGTGCATTCGCATATACCAAAGCATTTCATCTTCCATCTCAATCCGCTTATTCGCAATGCCTTCAATAAATAATTCTACAACATTCAAGGTCGCTGGATATGTGCCTTGGTTCGACATCAAAAAAGTTCCTGCACTTTGCGAACCATTATAGGCATAAGTTCTATCGTCTTGAGTCCATCCACCGCCAATGACAAGACCCGGCACAACTGATTCAACTGATTTTCCAAAGAGTGCCGCACCTCGCTGGTCACCTTTTAATATGAGAACATCGCCGACCATTATCGTGTAATCATTCGCCCCTTCATTTTTTAATGTTTGACCACTATAAATAGAATAAGTACTTGAACCAGCATCGAGTGCAATAGTGTTGACTATGTTATTTATGCCGCTATTTATTGGAGCATTATTAGTTATTATACCTCTTTCGCTGGAAACACTCGTTCCATTTGTAATCGAAGGTCTATCACTCGGACGTGCATAACATAAATTAGTTCCTGCATTCCATGTATAATTAAATGCAAGGCAGCAAGTTTCGGTTGCACTAACTGGTGCGCCCGAAAGATTTATAAAATTAACCGAGCCATCTGCATTGACTGTATCAGGTTTTAAGTCGCATCTCGGAATAGGTGGCGCACCTGGGTTCATCTTCAACAACTTAACCCGAGTGCTTTCGTATTGCCCCATTTTGTAATCACTCAATTCGAGGATGCGCCAATAAGCATCTTTGACGAAAATATAATCAGCAAAATTCAAGCTAATTATATCGGTGTTATTTAACGCGAAATTTGCTTCGAGTATTCTTGCATCATCTGCATAAATAGTGTCCAAATAATCGCGCCAATAAAGTGTAAAGAGGTTGTCGAATGGATTCGCTGTGTAATCGTGCAAAGGTGTTTCGGGTGCAAAGTTTAAGTCCGTTCCGTTATAGTCAGGATTTGCGCCGCTTGTATCATTATAGTGCGTAACTATTGGTACATTTTGATAAACCGATGTAGGCGTTCCAGTTACATCATACAAATAAACAGGTTGTGTGTCCGACCAATATAAAAACCGCAATCCCGGTGACGTGAACTTTGGAGGTTCATTACCGCTTTGAGTCCAAAACCTTGGAGCAATTAAATTAGTGGAGCTTACTAACGTGGCTGGCGTTGATTGCGCAACAAGTTTAACCGAAGTTTCACCTGTTGCAAAATTACTTGGAACTTGTGTATTCGTCACCAAATAAGGTTCGGGTTTATAGTCACCATACACGCGACCTTGATCCACGAATAATTTTGAGTAAGTATCTTGACCAGCCGAATATGTGAACGTCAATTTCGTTTTGCGCAAGTCGTCAGTTCCTTTAATAACTATGTCCTTGGAAGTGTCAAGTTTCTTCGTCCAGTCAAGAGTTGAACCACTACCGATATAGGATTGCATCGGTTCGAGCTTCAACTTATTCTCGATATTGCCATCAGGAATAACCGCGAGGTTGTGCATTTTAATTAAGTCCGACACAAAATCAATTTGCTTTACATCAGGTGCATTGAATGAATAAACTATTTCAGCATTTTCAAATATTGCTGTATTCAATTTCAATGCAATTACAGCGTATTGTAAATAGTTAGCCGCAAATACTTCTATATACCATCCAGGTGCCAACATTATCTGTGGACTGGTGTTTAATATATTACCAAGTGTCACATAAGGTACGCCAAATTCATCAATAGTTACGCTTCCTGCCGAACCAATAGTTATTGTGCTTTGTAGTACGTTACTGGCATTATATACTTTATAGGAAAAATTTCCATATACTTCATTGGCTTCAAAAATAAAAGTGCATGTTACATTCGATGCAGTTGTATTTACAAAACGATCATTAGGGAAATCAAAATTCGCACCGCCGTACAACGCATTGGTGAAATTTAATTTCGCATTGTAATTAGCATAGGAAAATGCAGTTGAATTATATACAGTGAAACCTATTGCATCAGCACTTTCAACAGTAAATAAATTTTCGGTAATAACCCAAGGCACATAATAATTTTGAATTGTATTCAATAGGTTAGTAGCATCAAGTTCAAAACCAGCATCCTTGAATATTTCAGTAAGCAAATAATCCGCACGTAGGCAAGGTGTTAATTCGCTTGGACGTAATGGGTTATTTGCATCTTGTGTTGGTTGTGTATTAGTTTCTCCTGCATCCGAAAGAGCTTGTCCACTTATAGCGCGATCTATCAATGCCCAAATACGTTTTGCAGTTACTGTTGTCACGTTACTGAAAGCCATTGGTTCATTCATTGTGGCTAAATCAGTAATATCTGCGAGCTTCTTCTCACCGATTGCCTTGACGAAATTCGGTGCTTGTGAATAGAATGCCACTTGAAAGTCACTCAAATAATCTTGCTGCTTGTATGCTGCCATCACTCGCAAGTAACCGCGACTGATAGGTATTGTATCAACCCTTAATTCCGCTTCATACTTACGCGAGAATGAAAGTACATCATCTACGAAATTGTAATCATAAAGCGGTCCAAGTGCTTCGACATTTCGCTTCGTTGCAGGAATCCTGAAGTCACGCGAGAACGTGCCGATTTGCGTGAAATTATTTAAGTCGGTGAATTGATACGAAAGTGAGATGGATTCATTTGGATATAAATCCATGAATGTTTCCTTTAGCGTGTTCACACTAAAAGTCATGTAACACGCATCCAGCTCAATATTTTCGCACTCAACAAGGTCAGCTACAAAGTAGATATAAAGTGTATTATAGTAATCAAATACAAGCGACCCAAGTAAATTATCACTGCCATCATAAAAGTTCATCGTCACACCTTGCGCCTGCATTAAATTCAAAAGCCACTCAGGAATTACTTCTGTGAATTGCGCAAGATCAATTCGTTGAGTTCCGCAACTAAAAGCGCCTGAATTTGGGCAAGTAGTAAATGTGTAAGTAAAGGTTTCAACACCCCCACTTTTGACTATTAGTTGTACTTCGCTTTGCATATTATAGACCCCAATAAGGTTGTGAAAATTTCAAGTTCAATGTAAGGTTGTGCAATTTTCCCTCGTTGTTTTTCTTTTCAACGAAACTCGTTTGCTCAATACTAACAGGAATGACTCGAAAACAGTTGGTGTTTTCGTAATCATTATTTTCAATTATTTGAACTTGGTTCGATGTTAAAAGCGAACGTAAAAAAGTGAACTCACCATCGCTTAACCAGTCACTTGTCACAAGCAAAGAGGTTGTGTTTAGGTTTGACCTATCCGTTAGCATCCTCGTTCCTGCATAGAACGGTTGGTCGCCACCACTAAAGCCATAATTGAAATCAGTTTTTAGCACCGAATTGTATTGCTTGCGCTCTATTTGTGTAGTGCGCTCACTCTTTAACTGGAAATTCCAGTAATCCCATCCACCACGACTATTCACCCACGCCAACCTAACAGGTGTAAAGTTGCAGTTTTGATTCCAGTTGCCTTGTTCTTCTTCATTCACAAATAAATAAATAGCACTGACGCGATTATCCGCTGAATCGCGACCTATTATATAATAGTAGGCGGTGTTCGCTGGCATGATGTTCGCAACGCAACCCGGATACAAAGCCATGTGTGCAAGTGGTTCATCAGCTGTTACAGGAATTTGTGTATTGGTGAAAGTGTTGTTAGTTGCTACCCAAGTGATGTCTATATAATCGAGCGTGTTGCCAGTCAATGCAGTTGAAGTACTAAACGTCAAGCAACCGAGATCATTCCACCGACTAAAGATAGTTACAACATACGGTTCGGTTGCGAGGTTTACATACGGTGAACTGTTGCGTAAATACCAATTACTTGTGTCAATAGTCCTATCCGAATAGGCATACCATGCAGTATCATTCGCGCCCAAGAAATTAAAGTTCATTGGCACTTCCCACGAATAATTACATGAACTCGGAACCGCAATAGTGTCTGGCTTATATCCGTTGTAAGGTTGGAAGTATGAGTTTGTCACTACCAAACCAGCAATGTTATCAGTCGCGCCCTCTTCGGTGTTTTGCGTGAAGACATCGTCAACACTCCACCACTCGGTAATCTCGATGTCATAGGTTTTGAATCCATTGCCATCAACCTCGTAGCATGTGTCTGCGTGAATCTCGAATCCTGCAATCGGTTCTTCCTGATGGCGCAAGTTTACAAGCGGTGACATGTCGAATATTCCACGACCTTGAAGGTCTGGAGATATGAACACCTGATAGCTTTTACCAGTTGCAACCTCGGTCATTTCAAAACCGAATTTGAATCCAGTGTTCGCGCTATTGTCCGAGGTATAAACAACGTACAACCGTTGCCCTTTGCGTGTGTAGTCGTATGGTTTATCTACTTGTGTAAGTGCCATTATTGATTGTTTTTATTTCGTCCATCAATGTCAAGTTCAAATGCAATCGCTTCATTTAAGTATTGAAAGAATGCAGGTGAACGCTCATCCAATATTTCTTGTATCGCAGTGGTGTAATAAAGTATTCCCGGTGTGCCGTTGCGACCTATTGCCCACGCGATCCGTTTCGCTGCATTGCGTTGTGCTTCATCGCTGTATTTGATGAACTCATTCTTTGAGTTGCGCAGTTTAATCTTGCGCACTTTCATCCATTCAATTATGGGTTCAATCGGTGGTGGTTTCGCACCTGCCCTACGTCCGAACTCAACTATATCCGCGTATTGCTGGGTTGCTGAATCTTTCGTGGTGAACTTAATGAACGGCTTACCGCCTGCAACACTTGATTTGAAAGTTAACGAATTGTATAACTTACCACTTGCGTATCTATTGCGGTTGTAACTTTTTCCATTCGGGTATTTAATCCGCTGCGTTACCTTCAGATTACTCTTTGCACGGTCAACAACGTCCTTGCCGAATATGTTGAGTAATTCTTTGAGCTGCTTATTCATCGACCAATACTCGTTTTATTTCACCGCCACATACACACAAGATTCCAAGTTCAATACCTTCTTCAATTTCAGGTGCATTTATCGTGCCTACTTGCGTTCCACAATTAGTGCAAATCAGTTTCGCTTCCATGTTATGATGTATAAGTTGTTGTGATTCCTGAACTTCCAGCTGTGCCTGTTGTAGTTGTTGCAGTTGTCGGTGTGCCTACTGTCCCACCAGTTCCATCGACTTGAGTTACCGTTCCATCTTTAATTCGAATGACTGTGATGCGACCGCCGTTTCCACCAAATCCACCGTTGCCACCGATACCAGTTCCAAGTGCATTTCCACCTGTGCCACCTGTGCCGCCGTTCGCTGAAATGAAAGTGATTCCGTTAGTGCTTATTGAATTGCATATCAGTACCACATAACCACCACCACCTGCTCCACCACCACCGCCTGCACCTGTATTGTTGTTCGCACTATTCGCACCAGTTCCACCGTTCCC